TGGGGATCTATATCCGCACCATTTGGGGGCAATGTTTATAAAAACAGAGCGTATATAATCCAGAAAAATTCTAGTACTTATGGATATACAGAAATAGATTCTATTATTGGCACTCTGACAGCAGTAGATCTTGCCTCTATTCTTTCCGAAAAAGCTTATTTATATGGGATTAGATCGATCGCTCTCTCCGAAGGCATTGAGCAAAAAAACGTCCAAGCTTTTGTAATGTCGTCAGGGGAAATCTTAGTCTATGAAGGGAGCTATCCTGATTCAGATGATTGGCAAACAGTAGGGCGCTTTGTTGTCCCTCCTCCTGTTTATTATAACTCTTTTGTTGATGCCAGAGGTGATAGTTATGTCATCACGGAAAGCGCGCTAGTTTCGTTGCGCACGTTATTTGCTCAAGGTGATGAGGTGGCAGTAGATAGAAGCTTATCAGCTCCTATTGCAAATCGTTGGAAACAATTAGTACAGAATCAAAACTCAGCTCTTAATTTATATATCAAAGGAATATATGACCAGCTTAACCAGCGGATTATAATTTCTTTTCCTCAATACGTAACTACTGCGGGAGTTTTGGATACAAGCAAGGCAGTACGGCTAATTTATTCTTTTAAAACTGAATCTTGGGCAGAGCATGTTTGTTCTTTAGTTTCAGGGCTTTTTACTACTACACCCTGTTATTATAAGAAAAATACCTACTATGGAGTAGGTGGATATAGGGCCGTTATGAAGGTGGAAGGAAATACTCAATTCCTGGATGAATTACCTGATAACACATCACCAGGGGTTAGTTACCAACTAAGAACAGCACCGATTTTACCACAGAAATTTGGAGCAAATAGTATAAGCGGCTTAGAAATTGTGCAAAAAACGGATCTTACAGCTAGCACTAATTATAAGTTGATAGGGGATCTGGGAGTACAGACTACCACAGCGCAAATATTATCAGACCAGGGAACCGGTACCACCATTCCGCAAGTAAACGTAGGAATAGAAGCAGGATATGTACAAGTTGATATATCGGGAACTGCATCAGCAGGTGCCACGATAGGGCAAAAGATATATGCTATGAATTTATGGAGCCAACCAGGGCCAACAGGATCGAGGTAATATATGAAATATAAATCATCAAAAGGAACAATAGTTAATATCCCCGATGGCCTGACCCCTCAGCAAATTGCCGCTATTAAGAAGGATGCCGATGCAGGTTATGGCACAAGAGCACAGCAGACAGCGGATGCGTTAGGAAAAAAGCTAGCAACTAATCCAGCTCCTCAACCTCAAGCGCCAGCCCCAAATAATCAACCTCCGCCGTCTCAATCAGGCCCTGCCAGAGATCCGGCCAAAGTTAGAAAATATGAAGAAGCAATAAATCGAATAAAGAAGGTACAGAAGGGCACTCCTGAGTACCAGAAAAATGCCGATATAATTAAATCAATAGGAACAGAATACGGATTCCAGTGGCAGGACAAAGCAGATTATAATGCACCGGCGATTGGGTCTAACAATGATCAGGTAGTAAGTGGCGATGCTGCTCCTGGTATATCGTCTAATGCAGCCGCAGCCGCAGCAGCGGGAGCAACAGGGGCTAACCCCGGTCCTACGCCGGGCGTAACTACAGGAAGAGAGAATGATCCGACTGGACCAGTAAACTCCACCGAAGCATCCACCACAGTAGCAGCCGCAGAGGAAGCAGATTGGCGTAAGAATTGGCTAGCTGAACATCCAGACGAGATGGATGAATATGGGAATACTGTCCACTATGAGATAAATCCTGACGGTACTATCCATAGAACAATCACCCAAGGAGAAAAAGGTAAGTTTTTTTCAGATCAGGCCAAAGCAGCAGCAGAAGGGTTTAAGGGTGATGAAGATAGAAAAGCAGCAGAAGAAGCTACTTATAGCACTCTAACTAAATACTATGATCGTGACATGGCGCGAGACAGGGAAAGAGCTCAGCAAGAAATGGCAAATAGAGGTATCCCTTACGATCCAGCAGCAGAGCAGGATCCAAATACAAAGAATTTATATGGTCGAACTCTAGGCGCCTTGAATGAAAGATATCGAGGGTTAAAAGATACAGCAGCGCAACAAGCAGTGCTCTCCGGGGATCAAGCATACAAAACAAGTGTAGAGGCTATAGATATAGCAATTAGGGATGCTCTGGCCGGGTCGGCTGCATACGGATCAAAATATGGTGCTTACGGAAATAGCGTATATACTGACAATGCAGGAAATGTACTTGATATTATCAAGTTAACAGCACAGCAATATGCAACTAAGTACGGTATGGATCTCGCAGATGCTCAATCTCTCAGAGATAAAGCCTCTAAAGATGCAACTCTTGCTGCTCAAGTTACACAGTGGGAAAAAGAGAACAACCTTGGGACTAAGACCCTTGCTGCTAATGTAGCTGATTGGAAAAGAAAGAACGAGATCGCAGCGGCAGCCGTTGCTAAATCTGGATCTGGAGGTGGCGGATCTAGCGGTGGATCTAGCAGTGGATCAAGTGGTGGCGGTGGTTTTGAGTTACCAAGCTAAAAAGGGGATTTATGGCAGATGAATCAGTACTAGGATTATTAGATAGCAACGATCTAGCAGGGTTTAATCAATCTGTTGTGCAGTCAGATCCTTACGGGATCGCAGGGCGCTCTCTAGGTGCTTGGCAACCTGATATGTCCACATGGAGCCCTACAGAAGTAGGCGTTACCTCATTTGCTAAGTCCTTCCTCTCAGGGCTGTTAGGAAATTACGCGCAGCAAAACGCGGCTAATCAGCTTAATTCTGTGATTAGTGTATTACCACAGTTAAGAGAAGATCCCTTGCATGTTGCAACTCCTGAAGGAGTAGACGCGGCACCATTTTCAGCGCTTAGGGCAAATCAGGCGCTAAAGTATTACGCGGCTAAAGATGCGGCAGCGGCGGAGAAGAAAAAAGACATATCAACCCTTATGAACTCTATTTTTGGGGAAGCGGTTAAAAATAAGACTCTATCACCAGCTGATGCAGTGAAGGCTATTCAGACAGGGGATTATTCAAGCATAATGAATGATGCAGACGCAGGGCCTGAGAATATTCCTGGTATTCTAACAAAACCATCTAGCAACAATCCATTAGCGAATGGAAACCAAACTACTGCTCAAAAAGTAGCAGCTTATTTCAAAACATTTGTAGATCAAGACATGCCCGCAAGCCAAGCGGCAATAGCAGCACGTCAGCAAGTAGATGGAGAACTAAAGGCGAGTGCTAAAACTTTTGATGAGGCAAAGAATGCGCGTGAGTATGGTCAAAAACTTCTAGATCTAGTTTCGACCGCTAAAGCAGGAATGTCTCTGGCGGGCGTTACTGGTAATTTTCAGGGTCTTAGGCATGCTGCTGATTATGTTATGTCACCATTTAGCGAAGATGCAGCGGCTAAACTTCAAGGGGATACACTTTTATCCTCTATAGCACCACAATTAGTTCAAATGAGTAGATCTCCTGGAGCAGTCTCAGATTATGAAACAAAACTATATCTAGGTAGTGGCCCTAGTACTAATAATACTCCTGAAGCTAACGCAATTCTTGCTCAAAAACTCGAAGATCTGGGAAAACTCAACCTAGATTATGCCGACTTTTTAGACACATATCGAGAAATAAATAGCTCTACAACGGGGGCTGCTAAGAAATGGTCTGAATACAGGCAAGCTTTCCCGATTTTCGATCCTAAGACTAACGAGTTAAATACAGATCGCCCGTCTTGGCAGGATTATTTTAACTCTATAGGAGGTAATACAGCCCCGGCAATAGTTGCTGATACAGCAGATCAAGACCTTAGTGGATACACCGCAGCACAGATCCAATTTATGAAATCCAAAGGAATAATAAAATAATGGCACTTCCTTCTCCTGCTGAAGTAGATGCGATGATGGCGGCAGAAAATGCCACACCAGCCGGTACAACCGATCTCGGAACTATTGGTTTATCACCAGAACCTAAGCCATCAGTTTCTTCATTGCCATCGCCTAGCGCCATACAGGAAATGATGGATACAGAAAGCGCATCACAGCCTCAACAGGCATCGTGGGGGGACGCAACTAGTTTTGTTGCCAAGTCACTAGCTGAGGGAGCTTCTAATATTTACGATATAGCAAGCTATGCGTTACCGCAATTTTTTCCTCAAATGGGAGGAGCGGACGTCTCTCATAGCACAATGAGTAATCTCATGAAGCAAGTTCTAGGATCTCCTTATGACTTAGGGGATGGAAGAGAAATTAAGAAAACGCCAGCCACCGAAGTTATTAAGGCAGGGGTAGAAGGATCCGTGTTCCCAGGAGAGGGAACTATAGTAAATACGCTAGCTAGTATGGGAAGTGAGATTGTCCATCAAATGTATCCTGATAGTAAAGTGGCACCAATCGCAGGAGCACTTTTAACAGCTGGCGGGGCTTCGGCGTTACGCGGGGTTGCAAATACAGCGATTAGCGCAGGTAAGGCTTTTGAGCGATCTTCTGTTGGTGCTGGCGTAAGAGATTATCTTAAAAGTCAGAAAATTACCGGACTAATGACAGATGCAGAGACAGGCGACTTAGGCACAAGAGTATCACAGGCCATTGATGAAGTAGGGAAAAAAGAAGGGTTTGGATTTTTAAGAGATCCGCAAAGATTAGCCGAAAGAAACGCTAAAGCGCTAAAAGATTTAGGAGGCAAAATAGCAACTGGACTAGCAGATGCTGATACTGCCGGAGCCGTACCGAAGGTAGATCTAAATTCTGCGACTAGCGCTACGCAAAAAATAATAAATGCGGCTAAAGCAGAAAGGGCAGACGTTAAACAGGCCGTTAGCGAATTTATGGATCGTTTTTTAGATCCCGTCGACGGATGGGATGGTACAGTATCAGGTCTTAATTCGTGGAAAGGCTCGATACAACAAATGGCTTTTTCAGGAAGCGCCAGTGGCAAATTAACCCCTGCTGTTACAAGACGAGTACAAAGAGCAATTGCTGATGATTTATCTAAAGCAGTAAACGAGGCTGTTGTTAAATCGGGAGCATCAACCGCAGATGATTGGTCTACTTTAATGCGAGACTATTCAAATCATGCAACCTTGGCACCTATTATAAATCCAGGTGTAGCGCGAGGATTGGCGGGAACTTGGGACAAAGCAGCAAAAGGACTACTTAGAACATCGGGCGGTACTCTTACTACTCCAACCATAATAGGCGGGGCTTTAGTTGGAAGTGGTGGAGGAGCTATAGCGGGGTTAACAGCCGGTGGTGTTCTTGCATTACTCGGATCTCCAACTGGACAGGGAATAACCGGAGCGGCATTAAAAGCGGCAGGACGCGCAGGTAAATCAGCGACGAAGGGACTTTTAACAGCACCTATTGCGGCAATGGCAACACGAGATCAAGAAAAAAACCCTTTAGGATCTTTATTAGATAAAACTACAGCTAAAGCATCGAAAACGGCCCCTATCTCTAAAATGTTATCGAGCGTCGTAGGCATCCCAGAAGCTTCAGCAACAGAAAATATTACAAGAGGTGGGGACGTGGATTTAACTAAGGAAGAAATACCCGCATTTGGCGCTAAAGTTGATAAGATTGCTAAGAATCTAGGGGCGGATCCTCAGCACTTACTAGCGGTCATGAAATTTGAAACTGGCGGGTCTTTATCAAGCTCTGAGAAAAACAAAGCAGGATCTGGCGCCACAGGCTTAATTCAATTTATGCCAAGTACTGCCAAAGAATTAACAGGCGCGGATACTAAAGCAGCAGCAATTAGGCTAATGGAATCAATGACTCCTACAGAGCAACTTGATTATGTAGAAAAGTATTTAAAGCCATTTAAGGGCAAGCTTAAAACTCTTGATGACGTTTACATGGCGGTACTCTATCCAAAGGCTATCGGCAAAGATTCTGAGTACGCACTTTTCAAAAAAGGTACTACTGCTTATTGGCAAAACAAAGGCCTCGATATTGATAAGGACGGAATAGTGACCAAAGCAGAAGCAGCAAGCAAAGTAAGAAAATACGGGGTAACAACAGCATGATAATAGACCCCATAAGAAAATATCAGATCAAACCTGCTAATGCCGCATCGGGACAAGTTTGTACGCTCTTATCTAAACCATTTGGCTTAGGAGTAGGAAACGATCAGCAAGTGATTGCAGCTATTACAGGAAAGCGAATCAGAATAATGGGATTAATGGTTCAAGCAGATGGCGCAGGGAATCCTTATATAGGATTTCAAACAGGGGCAGCGGGCGCAAGAATATTAGGCGCTTTTTACCCTTCTATAGTAACCCTTCCGCCTTTTTTATTACCTATAACAGATTCTGGCTACGCTGAGACAATAGCAGGGGATGGACTATACGCAGATGTAGGCGTTGCCGCAGTAACAGGATCGGTTTTTTATGTGGCTTATGTGCCCTAAAAAGGAATATGGCAGAATTTAAATTATTACAAAACGGTGGCCCTGATAATTGCGGGTGGTATCATCATTCTGACAAGGCCTTAGAAGCCTTTGAAAAGGTGGACGTTATGGAAGAAACTATGAGAACTTTGTGTTTAAACAGCGAGCATCTAAAAGCATTGCCGGATATCAAAGATAAATTACTAGAAGCGGCAACAGGCAAAAAGCACGTAGATTCTGAGACGTTTCAGATGGTTGTCAAATACATGGGCATGGTGATTATCGCGCTTTTAATGGTGTTAGTTTTCTTACTAACTGGATCGCATCTTGGCCTGATCGGCCCGGTACACCAATGAAAAAACTATGGCTTACTCTAATATTCTTTATTGGTTGTTACCCGCCTATTTCTCATGCAGATCCGATTTATGCCATTGCCAACTTAGGCGGGGCGAAATACGCAGACGTAATGCGCGACGCGCACCCTGCGGGGTTCGGAAATGTTACTTTTACTAATACTTTCGGCGATGCTTACAATGCGCTAGATAAGTTACTTGCGACAGGCAAAGTTTCAATTCAAGAGTATAATTTGTTATGGAAAGACAATCACGATTTCAGAAAATCAGACTTTCCATTCATTGTTAATGA